CTATGCGCAACGCATTTGTGCTGACGGTTGCCGTTCCATTGGCAATGGCAAGCGCCCTCATTGCAATAGTCTGCACCCGAGTGTGCATAGTTGCCAGGGCAGTGGCCGCCGCCGTACCTTTCAGTGCAATCGTCACGGACCGGAGGGAGGAGTAGAGGCGTACAAGGCCGGTGACGGCAGTGGTGGTTTGCGCCATGGCGGTAATGACACGCATGGCAGGTTGTACCATCGCACCGAACTGTTCCTTGAT